GGCGCGCGGAGCCGCGAAGTTCGACTAGTGAGCCGGGCCTTATAGGGGGTTCCTCCTCCAGGATGCCGACGCAGGCCGAGGTGGCCGACTGGCTCGGCGTGAGCACGCGGGTCGTGCGCGAGTGGATCGCGCGCGGGGTGATCCCGAACCCGCAGACCGCGGAGCTCCGCGACATCGTGCGGGCCTACGCGGCGCACGCGCGGGCGCAGGCAGCCGGGCGGCGCGGGAGCGACCCGAACCGGGACCTGGCCACCGAGCGCACGCGCCTCACCGAGGCGCAGCGGATCGACCAGGAGCTCCGCAACGCCGAGCGCAGCGGCGAGCTCCTCCGGCGCGTGGACGTGGTCGAGACCTGGGCGCTCCGGATCTCGGCGTGCAAGGCGAAGCTGCGCGGGCTGGCGCGGGTGTCGGTGCTGCGGCTCGGGCTCTCGAAGAAGCAGGCCCAGGGGCTCCTCGCGCTGATCGACGAGGCGCTGCATGAGCTCGCCGGCGATGGCGTTCCGAGACTTGGCGCCCGCGGACGGCGCGTGGCGCGAGGCCGCTAGGGGCTGGTCGCCGCCTCCGAAGATCTCGCTCTCGGACTGGCTCGACGAGCACTACCACCCGAGCGAGATCGCCGGGCGCTGGAAGACGCTCCCGTTCCAGCGCGGGATCGCCGAAGCGTTCATCGATCCCGAGCTGGAGCAGGTCACCGTCCTGAAGTCCGCGCGGGTGGGCTTCACCAAGCTCCTCGTCGGGTACAACTGCTACCGGATCGCGCTCGACCCGTGCGGGATCCTGATCGTCCAGCCCGCGCAGGAGGACGCGGAGGGCTTCAGCAAGGAGGACCTGGCGCCGGCGATCGAGGCGACGCCGGCCGTCGCGGCGCTCGTCTCCGACCCGCGCGGTCGGGACGGCTCGAACACGATCCTGAGCAAGCAGTTCGCCGGCGGCTCGATCAAGATCGTCGGCGCGCACAGCGGTCGCGGCTTCCGCCGGATCTCGGTGGACGTGGTCGAGTTCGACGAGGCCGACGCGTACCCGCGGTCGGCGGGCAGCGAAGGCGACCAGATCGCGCTCGGGAAGAAGCGCGCGCACACCGCGGCCTTTCCGAAGTTCATCCTCGGCAGCACGCCGCTCTTGCTCGAGACGTCGCGGATCGTGCTGAGCTGGAAGGACTCCGACCAGCGCGACTACCTGGTGCCGTGCCCGCACTGCGACCACGGCCAGCGCCTCGAGTGGGGCGGGCGCGAGAAGGACTTCGGGCTGAAGTGGCCGCCGGGCCGGCCCGCGGAGGCGTACTACCTCTGCATCCAGTGCCACGCCGAGATCGCGCACAGCGAGAAGCTCGGCATGGTGGAGCGCGGCGACTGGATCGCGGCGCGTCCCGAGGTGCAGGGTCACGCGGGCTTCCGGATCTGGGCCGCGTACTCGCCCTTCCCGCAGGCGTCGTGGGGGGCGATCGCGACCGAGTGGCTGGCAGCGCATCCGTACCCGTCGAAGCGCCAGGTCTTCATCAACACGGTGCGCGGGGAGCCCTACGCCGAGACCTACGACGCGCTCCAGGACGACGTCCTCGCGGCGCGGCGCGAGTACTACCCCGTCGCTCCGACCGGCGCGCGCACGGCCACCGGCGAGCCGGAGACCGAGATCGTGGTGCCGCGTGGCGTCGTGCTCCTCACCGCCGGCGTCGACGTCCACGACGACCGGTTCGAAGCTCAGCTCGTCGGCTGGGGCGATGGCGAGGAGGCCTGGGGCTTCGAGTACCACGTGCTGCCCGGCGACCCGGCCTCGCCGGAGCTTTGGGCGGAGCTTGACGAGTGGATCCTGCGGCCGCGCCGGCTCGAGCGTGGCGGCACGGACTTCGTGCGGGCGACCGCGGTGGACACTGGCGGCCACCACACCCAGGCGGCCTACGCGTTCTGCCGGCCGCGGTTCCGGCGCCGGATGCCGGACCGACGGCTGGCCTACGTGTTCTCGATCAAGGGCGTGGGCGGCCGCGGGAAGATCTGGCCGCAGGAGGCGAGCAAGAACCGCGCGGTCCGGCAGAAGGCGATCCTCTGGAACGTCCACGTCGACCCGGCGAAGGACGCGCTCTTCTCGAACCTGCGCAAGACCGCGAAGGCCGACGTCGGCGCCTCGGGGCCCGGGCTCTTCCACTTCCCGCTGGCGCGCCCCGGCTTCGGGGAGGCCTTCTTCCAGGGGTTGAACGCCGAGAAGCGCGTCCCGGGCACCGACCGGGACGGCTTCCCGACGAGCGCGTGGCAGCTCGCGGCGGGCATGCGGAACGAGCAGTGGGACACGCTCGTGTACGCCTACATCGCGCTGCGCGGCCTCGTCGACGGCATGGGCCACGACTTCGCCCGCGAGGTCCTGCGCGTCCGGAAGCTCGTGCAGGAGGCGCTCGGGGACGCGCCTCCCGTCGTCGCCCGCACGGCCCGGCCCGCGTCGGCGCCGGCGGAGACGCCGCGCCCGCCGCCCCGTGGCCGAAGACCGCGCCGGCGCTGGCGGCCGGCGCAGCTCTGAGGGGAGGAGGGTCGCCGATGGCCGAGTCGTCGATCACGCCCGAGGAGCTCCAGGCGATGCGCGACGACCTGGTCCGCGCCCGCTCGTCGGGCCGAGTCCGGATCCAGGTCGCGGACCGGCAGGTGGTCTACCGCAGCGTCGAGGAGATCGACGCGGCGATCCAGCGCATCGACGAGTCGGGGATGATCCCGGCCACGCCGACGCTGAACCCGATCCGGCGCCTGCGCCGCTTCGCCTCGCGCACGGGGTGGTGATGGCGCGCGCCACGCTCTACGGCCCGAACGGGAAGCCGCTGGCGAGCTCGGCCTGGGACGCCTCGAGCCACGCCCGCCGCGCGCGGCACTGGCGGCCGAGCACCGCGCACATCAACGCGCTGGCAGCCTTCGAGCTCGACACCGTCCGCGTCCGCGCGAACGATGAGCTGCGCCGGAACCCGTGGGCGAAGAAGGCCCTCGAGGCCTTCACCGCGAACGTGATCGGGACCGGCATCCGGCCCAAGGTGAACGCGGACAGCGACGCGCTCGAGCGCGAGATCATGGATGCCTTCGAGGAGTGGTTGGAGGAGTGCGACGCCGACGGCACCTCCGACTACTACGGCCTCCAGGCGCTCGTCTGCCGCACCTTCTCGAAGGGCGGGGACTGCTTCACGCGCTTCCGGCCGCGTCGCCCGGAGGATGGCCTCTCGGTCCCGTTGCAGCTCCAGCTGCTCGCCGCCGAGATGTGCGACCCGTGGAAGAACGAGGCGCGCGCGGACGGCACGTTGATCAAGGCCGGCATCGAATTCAACGGCTTCGGCCAGCGCCGCGCCTACTGGATGTTCCGCTCGCACCCCGGGGAGCTCGTGCGGCCGATCGCGAACGGGATGCAGTCGGTGCCGGTCCCCGCGGACCAGATCCTGCACACCTTCCAGGTCCTCGAGCCAGGCCAGGTCCGCGGCGTGCCGGGGCTCGCCACGGTCCTAGGCCTGCTGCACGAGATCCGGGAGGTGGACGACGCGAGCCTCGCGCGCGCGAAGATCCAGAACCTCTACGCCACCTTCGAGACGATCCCGGCGAGCGACGCGACGAGCGCGCTCGACGACGGCGAGGAGGCGACCGACGAGGACGACGTGCCCGAGGTGACGGCCGAGGGCGGGAGCCACGTGCTTCTGCCGCCCGGGCACGACGTCAAGTTCAGCACGCCACCCGCAGGCGACTGGCAGTACGAGGGCTGGATCCGGACCAAGCTGCGCGCCGCTGCGGCGGGGTCCAACGTGACCTACGAGCAGATCACCTGCGACGGCTCGCAGCTCAACTTCTCGTCCATCCGCGCGATGGTGAACCAGCTCCGGCGCGAGCTCGAGCAGATTCAGCGCAACGTGATGGTCCACCAGTGGTGCCGGCCTGGCTGGGTCGAGTGGTTCGAGTACGCGGTGCTCTCGGGCCGGATCCAGCTGCCGCGCGGCGTGAAGCTGCGGACGCTCCTCCGGGCGCTCTGGCAGCCGCCGGGCTGGGAGTACGTGGAGCCCGAGAAGGACGTGAAGGCCGCGGTGGCGCGCGTCCGCGCGGGCATCTCCAGCCGCACCCGTGAGTGCGCGAAGCTCGGGATCGACATCGAGCAGCTCGACCGCGAGATCGCCGCCGAGCGCGCGCGCGAGGCCCTGCTCGAGCTGGTCTTCGACTCGAACCCCTCGAGCGACCAGGACGGCGCCGCGCGCGCGGCCGCGCTCGGGCCGAGCGAGAAGGCGGACGAGAAGACCGGCGACGGGACCGGCGGTGGCCAGCAGGAGAAGGAGGCCGCGTAGGTGGCGCTGCCCCGCTGGCTCCGCGGTCGCGATCGCGACGACCCGACCCCCGTCGAGAGCGGGCTGCGGCGCGCGCGGGCCGTAGAGCTCGCCGCCGAGATCCTGAACCGGCCGGTGCTGCTGGAGCCGGCGCGCTTCGCCGCCATGCGGGCGGCGGCGCTGCCGGAGCCGGGCGCCTTCTTCCTCTTCTGGGACGACGACGACCGGGACGACCTCGACGTCCGCAAGGGTGTCGCGGTGATCCAGGCGCACGGCACGCTCTGGACCTTCCGGCAGCGGCGGATCCGCGCGCAGCTCGACCAGGCCCTCACGCGGGGCGACGTGCGCGCCGTGCTCCTCGACATCGACAGCCCGGGCAGCCCGGTGACGGGCATCTTCGATCTCGCCGAGCACGTCCGCCAGGCGCGCGAGCAGAAGCCGATCTGGGCCGTGGCGAACGACGACGCCTTCTCGGGCGCCTACGCGCTCGCGAGTGGAGCCTCGCGGATCCTCGTCACCCAGACGGGCGGGGTGGGCTCGATCGGCGTGATCGCCGTGCACATCGAGTATTCGAAGATGGACGAGCGCGTCGGGATGAAGGTCACCGAGATCTTCTCCGGCGAGCGGAAGGCCGACTACAGCGACGCGCGGCCGCTCGACCCGAAGGCCCGCGAGCTCCTGCAGGCGGAGATGGATCGCCTGCGCGAGATCTTCGTCGGGGTGGTCGCGGAGAACCGCGGGATCGACCCGCAGGCCGTGCGCGACACCGAGGCCGGTCTC